GAGAACGTCACATCAAAGGTTTCTATCTGATCCCTTGTATCATAATCGAGCTGAATTGGTCCAACAATAGTCGGGAACGCGCCTCTGAATGTATAACGCTTGATTACAGATTCATCACGATCTAATTGATCAACAAGCAAATCTGCTTGGTAGTCAACTGGATTTGTCAAACCTGTGTTAGCACTGTGAGCATTCATTCCGTTCATCCATCGTTCAAACGAATCACGAATGGTGAAGTCAGTATCGTTGATGATAGTGACTGTCCAATCTTCGAATGTGCGATCGCCCGAAACCTTAAGTTCGCGCCCTCTGAAAGGAACAGCGAACGAGTTGGTTGAAGACTGTGGTAACTGCGCAGTTTTACAAAGGAATGACGTAAGTTCTACGTCACCCCCTGCGTATGCTGGAAAGTTAAGTGTTGCTTTGAACAGATTCGCTCTAGCGCCACCACCTCGCAGTTTCGATTTAAAGTCGTCGACTCCTAGTAATGCCATTTTCTATCTCCTAGACCAGCCCAACGACTTCATCAAAGTCTACACCAGTTCTAACCGCTACGAAGTTTAATGTGACGTAGTTGATAGATCGAGCAGGCTTAATAAAGACCGAAGCGACAAATTGATTGTTATCAATGATATCAGAAGTGTTGTTTGTTTCATCACACACTACTCTGAAATCAGTGATACCCCGTCTACCCTTAATCTCTCTTAAGAAGGGTTCGACAATGTTAACGAACTCCGCACGAGTGAACTCATCATTGAATTCGAACATAACGTTCTGTGCGGCACCTTTGATTGCTCGTTCAACGACTAAGAATAGGCGTCGGACGTTGATGCGATCAAATGCGGAAGGACGACCAAGTTTGGTCTTGTCACCATAGAGCAGAATACCTTGTCCAGGAAGATTTACAATCGGGTTAATACTTGCCTTGTACAATTGGTCACGTTGTGTTTTTGTGGCATTGTAAGCAAGAGAAGTAACACCGAAGTACTGTCCACGTCTTGAACCAGCAGGTGAGAACCATGGGGCGGCAACAAGATCTGTCGAAGCCATAACACCCGCAGTCGCAGCAGCCGCTGGAATAAACACATACTTATCAGTATACTTGTTGTACACTTTTAAGTAGTTGTTGTCAACTATGAGATATGATGACGAGCTTAAGGTGTTCGCCCAAGTCACGGTAGTAGAAGCAACAGCAGAAGTATCTGTTTTGTTGACGACTAAGTTTCGCGAGGGTGATGCCACGACAACGCAATCTTTTCTTCCCGCGGCAATGCCTGTGAGATAATCAATGATTGTTTTTTGATCTTCGTTTGATTGTAATCCAGGAGCAACTAAGAAGTCTACTTGAATATTCTCTTCATCTTCATACTGATCGAAGCCAAACTGATAATCACCAACATCTAGTGCTGTGTGAACTCCAGACCCAAGAGAATAGTTATTAACTGATGAATCTCCAGAACCAGTAAACGTTGCTGCGGTACTGATACCCGTAAACTCTGATGCTAAACTAGCGATCCAAACGTATCGTGAGTTGTTATTCAACACCTCGGCAACATTGTTTGTTGATCCGTCGTCTGTCTTGGCGTCTGTTGCCAAAGACAAGTAAGCATAAGTTTCAAGAATAGTGCCAGGCGTTCCACTGATTCCGCCGTCTTCGTCGTATACAACAACGTGGACTTCGTCACCAGCATCAGCAGTGTGTTGTGCTACTTGCGCAGAGGTTCCTGGCGCAGCATCAAACAGTGAAGACATAGAAATGTTATCTACAGTCCACACACTAAAAGCGGAGTCACCGGTGCTTGAAGGGCAAACAGATACTTTGATACTGTTTCCGATAGTTCCTGGATACTTAGCAATAACTTTGTTATTGGCAAGAGATAACTTACTTTCTTCCCAGTTCACTAAGTTTTTAACTAGAACTCCAGTACTTGCCGCAACAGCATTTCTAGCAGAAGAATCAGCAGCACGAGTTACATAAGCGCTTCCTGAATATTTTAAAAACATTGATGCTGATAGAAAATCTGTTTCATCAGCCGCAGAGTCGAGGGAGGGCGATCCAAAGGTAGAAACTAATTGCGCTTCGTTGCCTATAAGAATCGGTTGCTCCACTGGTCCCCAATTGAAATCTCCTACTAACGCTCCCGTAGTGGAAGTGACCGCTGGTACAACACCAGACAGATCAAATTCTTTTACGAGAATGTTGGGAGACTCAGATGGTATTAGTGCCATGGTCGTGTCCTTTTTTTCGTTAACATATGATAAGAAAACATAATACGGTTGATTTCACTGTATTTATTTATAAATAAAATAAACTCAGTACATCTCATTCGTTTCATTGTAAATTTGCCACGGGGCATACTTCATCTTATCTTGTTCTTCTATTTCTCTTATCGCATCACTACCATCGTCAACAAATCCAAACGGAACAATCGCATCTTCGATTTCTCGCATTTGATTCTCAAACATCATTTGTTTTAAATTAATATCAGTCATATCAGAAAACATTTGTGTAGAAACAAAGTAACCTAACATAACAAGATTCATCATCAAGTCATCATGGTTACCATCACTCGCTTCGTATGATTGTCCTTTCGAAACAAAGGTAGATATCTCAAGTATTGTGTTTTCATCACAAATATCGAGTTTCCTTTCTTCGAGCAGATCTTTAATACCCGAACAGCCTAAACGCTTTGATTTACGTGTCATCTCAATGCCCACAGCGTTTGATTTTATAGCAGATTCTACATGGACATTCTCATACTCTAAATCATAGTATAAACCTCTACACACAATACTGCCTTGATCGTTCGACTCGATAATGACATACGCGTTGTTGTAGACTTTTGCGAATTTATATATAATATCAGGGAAGAGTATTGGAGAAATAGTATTGTTTCGATACACAGCCACTTGTTTAAAGGGTCGCACAGTTATATCGATGACGTTAAACGTCGAATAATCCTGTCCTCTTCCCCTTGCTACATCGACAGTCATAAGATATTCGTGATCTTTTTTGGTCTCTTCGTAGACCTTTACGTCACCGCCTTCAAGTACTTGGATGGGTGGTTTCGATCGTAGATCTAACAGAGTGTCAGAATTGATCAGTGTATCACCTGTCCCAAAAAAGGTGTTACCGAATTCTTGGTCGAACTGAAGTTGAGAAGTGTTCGACACTGTTTGGCGTTTCCACTCTTCGTCTCGCCCAGGAACATCCCACCAGTTTACCGTATAAGGTTTGTACTCGTTTGTTTGTTGTACAGCCCCTTCCCAAATCTTATGAAAAGTATTACCAATACCGTTGGCGGTAGATGTTATGATAACTTTGGTGTCTCTACCAGAAGAAATTACTGGATACGTCGAAGTATAGAACTCACTTGCTCTTTCAACAAAAGCAAACTCGTCAAGAAAAAGTAAGTTGACAGACATACCACGAATAGAACTACCAGAAGTTGCTGCCGCAACAATTCTTGAATTATTAGAGAATTCGATACTACCTTTGTTAAGGGCACGACATCCGGGTTGTAAAAAGAAAGGCAGATGTTCGAGCGCGAGTGTTACACGTTGTAACATTTCTCGTGCCGTCGCGCCTTTGTTTGCGAGTACAGCAATCGTTTTCTCGGGGTGAAATATCGCATACCACAGTAGATATACAACAGACGAGATAGATTTACCAGACTGGCGACACGCAAGAACAATAGAGAATCGATTATCATTAAAATGATTGAACATTTGTTCTTGGTAAGGATAAAGATCAAAGTTGACAAGACCCTCATCAAGTGATATAATCTTAACATATTTCCTAGCAAAGTAAGATGGGTCAGACATACACTTAGCATATTCAACCACTTCGTGTTCAACCCATTGCTGTTGAACCCCGTCTCTTTTTACATTAATATTACCGAGATAGTGTTCATGATCATTCATCCGTTGCGCTAACATCAATTACCCTTTGTTCGTCTTCGCTTTTTTTCAGTAGTCGTTGTAAGTCAGTCGTGCTACCAATGAATACATTATTATTGGTGATTGCTTTCGGTTCATCCTTCTCTTGAGTAATATCTTTTGTTTTCTTATTAAGTTCCATTAACTTATCGTTAACATCAGATATATTCTTAATCATGCCCGAAAGAACTTCGAATGCGCGTGGGTGTTCTGATTCTCGGGCTACCTCAATCATAAGTTCAAGAGATTCTTTTCCCTTATCAATTAATTCATAATAAGTTGAACGAGAGTAGTCATAGTCAGACCTGATATTAGGATCATCTTTTTTCATAGTATTATATATCTTAAATCGTTAACGTTCTATTAGGGATGTCTTGGATCCATCATCAGTGGGGTCGGGATCCGGTGGAGGTGTTGGGGTAACCGTACCACCGCCTTCGGTTGTCCCAAGTGTTATTGCCTCGCCTTGAAGCGAGAAGAGTTGTGTGTCAGTATTCGAAACGTCGTCATTGTCCGTAATAGTGATTTGTAAGAGCATCTCCGACTGGTTTGATCCTGATGATGATGGCGCTGGCAGTTCGAGAGACCAAGAGCGTGAACTTGACAAAGATAGCGGAGTCCCATATGATCCCGTGGCTTGACCAAAACCTGTAGGTTCGGAAACGCCAGGGATGGGTAGTATATCACCCTGAATGGTAAAGTTGCCCGAAGGTGTTCCAGTAACCCATGTACCGATCTGAACATTTGTGCCGGCGGGTTGTATAGATCCAGTCGCAATAAATGTTCCATCATTTTTAAATTGTAGATAGGCAATTGCTGTACTGCCGATTTCCTCATCTCTGATGACGGTATTCGCTGCGAAGTCGCCCATGTTAGAATAATTAATTAGTATATCGATTGCTGAACCAGAGGTAGCATCCGTTGTAGTAAACCCTACACTAGCAACAGGAGTATTTGACGATTCTGAAGTATATAGACCCATCGTATATACATCATTAATAGTGTCAGTATTAGTCGCAGTAACAAGAGCGAATGCTCCAGCATTCGATGTTACATTTACAGTACCTGAAGACCCACTTGAGAAATCTTCAAACACACTTGGGTTAGCAAACTGTAAAGTTGTTCCACTAGAAACCGCACTCGATACTCCATTGCTCATCGTGACAGTAGTCGCATCAACGAAAGTTACTGTTCCTGTGACATCAAGTGAGTTTGTTTTCATGCCTATAGTAATACCAGAAGTATCCGCTAACTTAAGAACAGAAACACCCGATGGTATGGTCTGCGTTGTTGTCGTTGCAATAATATCGGTGATACGACGATAATATGTTCCGTTAGCGATGTTCGTACCACCAACAGTGAAGTTGATCGTGCCGCCTTCGCTTGGTGTCGTCGTGTCTGCCGTTAAAGTAAATGTGGATGTAACGTCTTGGACAATAAAGGTCGTTGATGTAATTAGAGTGCCGCCACCACCGACATACCCACCCCTTGATAGAGTGACAGTCCCTGTTGGGTTGCCTTCGTGAGTTGTGTTTGTCGACGATGTTCCTAAGTTTACATAAAACGTTGACAATCCTGTAGCCTGCGCAGTGTAAAAACTATGTGTATACTGTGTTGAACTAAACTTGGATGCCGCAGTTCCAGAGATTTCGAAATATAATACTTCGGATGATCCTGCGTTTGCACTGACGTTGACTATTAAATCTGAACCCTCAGTAATCGTAGGAATTGACATCGTATAATCTTGAGCAGAAGTGTCGGTGACAGTAATCGTATTAGATTCGATAACAGCACCTGTGCTTGCTCCTGATGACACTTTTGCTGTAAATGATTCGGTGCCTTCAAAAGTTCTATCTGGTGCTAACATCACAGTGAACGATCCCGTGGTTCCCGATACAACAAACGAAACTCTGCTCGCGGATGACGACCATCCAGAAGAGAAGTCGCTTGATGTTATTCCTGTGTTAGGATCAATCCAGTAATAATATGTCCCATCAGGTCCCGTAAATGTAAATGTAACAGAACCACCTTCATTGACTGAAGTGACTGACTCAGCAATAGTATATCCAAGCGCTACAATAGTGAAAGTTTCAGACGCAACCAAGTTGCCGCCTGTTGCTTGATCGTACATAAATGCAGAAAAACTTTGATCGACAACATCACCGTTATTAGAAAAAGTAACTGACTGAGTCGTTCCAGAATTATTCGTTACAGTGACGGATTCTCGCGAAGCGTCTCCGGGAGGCGTTACAGCAAAATCTGCGTTCTCGGTGGTAATATTTTCAATATAAAAATAGTATGTACCGTCTTGAATATTTCGACCTGTTAAATCGAAAGTAACAGTATCGCCTTCTCGCGCAATCGAGGGATTCATTGCAATCGAGGCGGAAACAGGTTCATCTGTAATCACAAACGCACTTGTTGTAGTAAGGTCAGGATTGTAATTAGCGTTTGTGATTGAGAAAGTACCGTTTACTGGTCCGACATAAGCATCGTTAGACGAGACTGCGACCACAACATCTTGACTGGTCGAAGTCAGAACAGTAGATCCAGAAGTAGATGACAATCTCCCGTCGCTGGCGGCTGAACCTGTTATACTCCAACTTAAAGTATCACCAATAGCATTTGTGTCAGCAGTAATTGATGCTGTAAGGTTATTACCTTCTACAATCGTTCCGATCGCTGCCACACTGAAAATAGGTGTTGTGTTAGCAACTGTCACGACGGCCGAGTCTTTGTCAATACCGTCGAAGGTTTGTATTATTACTTTAAACTGTTCACCGGAATCGGATAAGTCCCCGTCGGCAACAGGCGTTAAAGAAAAAGAACCGACATTATCGACAATTGGAAAAGGTAACGGGGCGGCCGAATCTGGAGGAGCAACAGAGAAGTCGTTACTGTCTGTAGTGATGTGTTCAACATAGTAATACAGTGTAGTACCGTCAGTAGGAACATTTGTCCCTGTTGCTGTAAATAATACTGATGTTCCCTCACTAACTAAAGATGAACTAGGCACCAGACTATAGACAGACACAACATCATTAATTGTTATTGTAGAAGAATTTTGGATTCTGCCGCCAGGATCTCGTAATACAACCTGAAACTGTTCAGGACCTTCGGTTTCACGATCGTCTATTTTTGTTACAAGAGAAAACGCACCACTGTTGTCATTGATTGATAAGTATGCCGCGCTGTCTGATGAGGGTATGGGACCAACAAAGTCAGAATCGGAAGTTGTACCATGGTTCACATAATAGTAAATTGATCCGATACCTTCGGGTAAATTTGTAGCATTGACTGTGAAATCAATTGTTCCGCCTTCATCTATAGATGTGGGGTTTGGAACGAGAGTAAACCCGCTCGTTGGTCTTTGTGTCGCCGCCGAGTCCAGCATAACAGAGTTAATGCTCGCAGAGATTATATTGTCAATCGAAACTTCGGCGCCCAGATACATACCCGCAGGATGTGCGAATAGTTTAAAGACATCTTTCCACTTAGAAAGCGGAACACCCACGCGAACTAATAACGCAAAGGTTTGATAGAGTTTATCGTTCGTAAGATATCGTAACGAATCTGGTCCTATCTGTGAAGTTGTATTATTTAATGTGAAGACATTTTCTTTTGGATAAAGCACTTCAGAGTCCAAACCATAGAACGATCTGAAGAACCACTCGATAGCGAACTTCGTACCTTTAGATCTAAAGAGATGGTTTGAAAAGTTAGCGGCGGCTCTCTTCTCATAGTCTTCTTCACCAAAACCTTCAAAGTATGCTTCACCCAAAAGAAACTCATCCTCAATGAAGGAGAGTAGGCTTATATCAGTTTCATTAATGTCCCTTGCGGAAAACAAATGGTGTAACAATTCATTCGGATTGTTTTGATCCTGCCATTCATAATACCGAGTAAGAAGCGATATAAACTTGGGATAGTATTGACCAAAATGTTCCGGCAAAACATTCTCAACCTGCATCTCTCGCAGATTAATATGTCGTCTACCTTTATCGAGGAATCCTCTATGCATACGAATTCCTATACAATGTTAATTGTATTTCCCATGGCAGCGTGATTAGTACACTGATAATACAAAGTCGCAGGAGCACTCATAGGGACCTTGAAGACCACATTGCCTGTTGCCGCTCCGTTGTTTGTCACTCCAGTATTGTATGCAACACCACCGGCACTGACACGGATTTGAAATGGATGCCCGCCTCCTGAGTTGTTGACGAAAGTGTAGACTTCGCCTCTTCTCAAATATAATACAGGATCGTCCTCTATAGTTGGAAACCAAATGTTATCCAAATCGCTGAATGTATAATGATCACTACCACTTACGCCTAATGTAAACTTATAATTTACAGTAAGAGAGTTGGTAATATAGTCAATAACTGCGGCAGAAGTAGGCAACGCGCCGTTACTATCGTGATTTTGAATTCCAGATCCAATAAAACGATTAACAATTATTCCTCCGACAACATCTGTTAATGATCCAAAAGAGATGTCACCCGTAGCATCTATATCACCGCCAACAATCAAATCGTTGTTAATTGTCGCATCTTGTGATACAATTATGTTAGCCCCAGAATCTATTACGTTGGACGGTAATCCAAAAAGAAATCTTTCGCGAGTAATTTTTTTAGTCGTTGCCGAAGACACATCATTGACAACTAGAAAATCACTATCTTCTACGTTCGTCAGTAATGGTAATTCTGATATTTTTATATCTGCCATTTTAATTCCTCAAAGTTTTCGGCTATCGATATTTATAGTGTCGCACTTTCGGTCAAAGTACCAGTAATCGCAAGATTACCCGAAGAATCGAGCCGCATCTTTTTAACACCATCTTGTGAAAATAACAGTTTACCTGCTTCTTCAAACACTTCCCAATTCGGAGTCGAAAAGATTGAAGATGACAGTTTATTACTAGATGGGTTGTAAACCAATCCTGTATTTACATTTACATTATCGTTTCCAGAAGCAACGCTTCCGAAGTGTAGGTAATACTGTGTATCGTCCGTTACCGTCGAAACTAAAACATTATTGGCATTAACGGAATTGGCAGCAGAAACATTGGTTAAATTAGCCCCGTCCCCTTGGAAAGATGTGGCGCTCAATATCGCTGTTGCAGGATCATATGACAGATCACCAGTTGTACTGACACTGTCATACCCAGTCGACAAGGTTCTCAACATAAGATAATGAAGACCAGACGAATCTACCTCTTTAGCGTCAGTTTTTTCTGCCGTGGTCGTAACCGCTGTACTAGTTATACCGGTTAATCCAGTGCCGTCTCCGTATAAAATACCACCTACATGTAAATCGCTATCAACTGTAAGTTCGCCCAGAACTCTTGCGCCTGTGTCTGAATCTATTACGTTATCTAAATCGCTTAAAGATCGAATCGCGGTCTCAGCAAGAACAGCATTTGCAGCATTGGTTGCGCTGTCTGCCGTTAAGGCGTGTAGTGCGCTACTTGCAATTGTTGCACTATCTGCTGTGAGAGCCTGCCCAGCATTTGTAGCATAATTTGCAAGCAGGGCATTTGTCGCATTTTCAGCGCTGTCTACTGTCACATTGGTTAGAAGAGATCCATCACCAGAAAAGAAATTGGCGGATAAAACATTTGTTCCTGGATTATATGTAAAATTTGTATCTGCTTTTACCGAATCTTCTCCATTCGCGCTTGGAGTGTTATATGCGAATAACGGATAATAGGGAGCATCAGAATCAACGTCTGCGATAAATATCTTTGTGCTAGTCTGCGCTGCAATATCTTCGTCTTCACTTACCGTAGACGCTAATAGATTTTGGATCGTGATACGCTTGGTGACGTTCTGATCAGTGTCGACAATAATAACAACATCATTATCATCAGGCGTTGCTGAAAGTTGCGGTAATTCTGTTATTTTTACGCCAGCCATTGTTTAACCCCTGAGAATTTCAATTTGAATTTTTAAGTCTTCGACTTGATCCGACAAGTCTTGTATGGCAGAGATCATAATCGGCACTAGTTTTTGATAGTTAACTTTCTGATAGTTTGGCAAACCATTATCCCAAACAGCATTCTTTTCACCTATGACCGCATAAGGAATAACTTTTTGCAGTTCATGAGCAATTAAAGAATCGAATACCTTATCTTCGTGTTCTGACATCTCCGGAATATATTTTGTCTGATAAACTTTTAATTGATTTACAAGACTTAATGCGTTTTCTGTTTCGCCTTCAACAATCTTTGCTCTGTGATCAGAAACCACGCCATCAATTATAGTAATATCTTTTAGAAAGTTTCCCCGAGAAATCTTCTTGGTCGTCGAAGCGCTGACATCGTTGATGACGATATAGTCTGTGTCTTCAGCAGTATTTAACTCCCTTAGACTTGATATTTTAACGCCTGCTGTTGCCATGTTTTATATCCTCAAAACCTTTTACTTATTTATACTGATTTATGTTAAATGATAAGACTATCTATATTACTACGATAGTAACTACACCGGCTTCAGAGATACCGGAAGCCGTCGCCCTGTAAGTAAACTGATCAGTACCTGTGAATCCATTGTCAGGTGTATATCTAAAAGTGCCCGAACTTTGATTTGTTACCGATAAAGAACCATGTTCTGGGTATCCTCCAGCAGCAATAGCGTATGACACATCATCAGATTCGAACAGATCATTCGCAGATACAACAATATCAACAAAGTTATCACCCAAAGATAAATCAAGAGTTGATGTTTGATCGATCGCGTCGTCTCTACTAAAGACTACAACGGTAACAGTCTGTCTTACACTACCACCTCCAGTGAGATTCGCTTGAATCACAAAGGTGTCTGTGCCATACCAGTCATCATTAGGTGTGTATGTCCACGACCCTGTCGATATAATTCGACCAGTTGTTGTTGGGGTATTCGCAGTAAGAGCAGTTGTCGCCACCCCGTTTGTAGGGTTCGTTGATATCTCTAACGAAGTAACATTTCTAGGGGCGTACTTAATCTTAAAGTTTGTGTTCGTTATCGTACCGTCTTCTGCAATACTGCCTGCTAGACCTTGTGATGAAAAAGTCTCGACAGTAACAGTTTCAAGTATATCTGTGGTGCCCAATTCGTAGAAGTTAACATTCGCTTGGGTTATAAGTGCGCTGGACGAAGAGACTTCTTTAAATAGACTCAACTTCATTTCGAAGTCTAATGTGTAAATGATTGTTCTTCGGGCTTCGATAAGCCCATCGTAATCGTCACTGAAAGTAAGACCCGTCAATGATATGGGAGTGTCTTCTTTTGTATCGAACTCAGATAAAGGCTTGACCGTCACTGTGTATTGAGGTGTGAAGTAAGGTAGTATCTGTTCTATAATCTGTAAAGAATCGTCCTGTGATTTAGCATACACATTCAACTGAAAACCAATCGTGTAGGGTACAGGAGTGTATATTGATTGTGCTCTTGTGTCAAGGTTATCCGGAAAGGTGACACACTTGTTCATCTTAGGGAGTTGTCTTGACGGATCATAATTCATCGAAAGTATTTCGAATGACATCCGAGGAAGTTTGATCGCAATCTGTCGTTCTGCTTGTTCCCCATCATCCATCGCATCGATTCTGGCGAGAAAGTCTCGTTTAGGTGCGTATGACAAAGGCACCTTAACCTGACTGATAATGTCACCCGCCGAGTTCGATCTCACAACATTAATGTTATTGAAGAGTGAACCGAAAACTGCGACTGCTTTTCGTATTCTCTGATGATAGAAATATGTGCCAAACATTATGCAGGATCTCCAAACGGATTCGATTCAGAAAAATCAAGAAGACCAGTAGCAACCGTATCAAACTCGTCGTTCTGATTACCGTCTTGTAGATCTCCCTCACTTTCACTAGAAGGCACGCCTCCAACACCATCTTGATTTGTTATTGTATATGATGTAGTAAAGTTGTGATACAATCCATCGTCAGCACCCGCGTGAGCAACCCACACTTTATACTGTGATGATACAGACGCATCTATCTTAACAACATCGCCACTAATTGTAAAGCCGTTCGGATTCTCTTGTGTGAGAGTATCCCCGATCTCAAACTTACCGCTTGTCTGAGCCAAATCAAATGTGAGTAGTCTCTGGTAAGCATGATTAGATTCAATATTATCTAGTGACAAACCAGTGTCGAAGTCTTCGTCGTTATATTCAAAGAGTTCAGCACGAATTCTAAAGACAGGCAAATTCTTAAGTTGGTAGAAAGGATTCTCGGTCTCGACCTTTGTGATTTCAAAGAAAGAATCAGAAAGCGTCAGATAGATTAAATCACCTTCTCGTGGTCGGTAGAATGGGGTATTGTCAGTGTTCTCATAATATGAGATTGCGCTGTTCCATCTTCGGCGCGCCACAATGAACGATGCGGCATCACGTATCTCTACACCAAACTTTGAGAAAAGGTCACCTTCGCCATCAAAACCTTCGACGTTTTCAATGTACATCTCAATTCGATAAGCATCATCGAATCGTGAGGTTGTGTCATCACTAAAAATCGTGTCTCGTTTGACTATTTCGCGAGGCAGGTAATAGACATCTTGACCATAGATCTTCAGAGATTCTATGATTATATCTTCGTACAACCTCTGTTCTTGAGAAGTGCCTTGTGTGAAATATCTATTAATTGCCATGCTAACCTACGAAGAAATCGACAGGAAGTTCTTGCTCGGCTCTTAACTTTTCTTCAAGTTTTTCGATATCTGCTGTCGCGTCTTCGAAGATCTGTCGACCATTCAGTGTGACACCTCCGGGCAACTGCATCCCTTCAAACTTGCTGAGGTTCGCACCCCATTGTTGTTTGATCAATGCTGTTGTATAATCCTTAATGAACATGTCGTTGTAGATACTTGTATGCGAATCGGGATTGATTGTCTGATAGATTTCCGCAACAAGATAGTCGCCTGCCTTTAGATCTTTGTCTTCAAAATCACCAAAGATATACAGACGATTTTGTCTACGAGAAAACTTAACCTGAGGGTTGCCATGTAACTGCATATCGATCATGCTCATGTATTGTTCCATTTGAAACAAATACGAAAGATCGCCTGCAAAACTAATGAAGTCGCCCATATTGTTTAAAAACATCTGATAACGAATGTCGAACATATTGCCCGTCGAACCGTATGTCGATGTGAAAGGGAAGACTTTCGAAATAAATATGATATCAGAAGATATCGGAACATACTTGTTTTCTACATCTTCGGCAGTAATCAGATACTTTAAGTATGTGCGAACAGTAGCGTCACTATGAAACTCCTGATACTTCTGAATAGCATCATCAACTTTATCTTCCACTTGATCAGGATCAACATTAATTTCGAGCACAGGTTCGCCGAGCCTGCGCAAACAGAAGTCAATTAATCCTTGTCGTGATGATGGTGATGCCATTAATTTCTCCTATTAACCCCAAAGAATCGCGCCAGCAGAATCGTAAATAACGAGTCTCCTGCCGGAAGCATCTAGGAATTGACCTCCAAATTGAAGATCCGATCCAACATAAGCGCTGTCGGTTGTTGTAATTTTTTTCACTATAATAGCATTATCAGTAGAGTCGCCTCGCGTCGTTACCGTATCGAGAGTATCAACTTCCTGCCCTAAAATAGATGCTATTTCTCTAAACCCAATTACATTATTATCATCGATCGATAAGATGGTAGTTTCGGTGGGTTGACTTGAAAGATCATCTAAAATTAATTGACCCAATGTCAGCCGATTCAACCCTGCATTGTATGTCAGATTAAGATCGGTGTTTACGCTGTCAGCACCCGATGAGGACAGTGTAAATAATAGGTGATGTTCTTGATCGAGGGTAGTGTCAACGACCGTTACAGTGTCTGCCACGAGCGCTGGCGATGCGCTGGCAACGACTTCACCCGTAGATTCATCAATGAACAAGGATAAAGTTGTTGAACGACTATCTACATTACCAATAAAGAGTTTGTTTCCAACATCTATATCTGAATCAAAGACCGTCTTCTTGTTTAAGTTCCAGGTATCAGTTCCCGATTTGTAGAAGAATTGTGCGTTCGCACCAGCAATAGTAATACCCGCGCTATCTGCGGCAGCAGCATTTGGTGCG